GCCGTGATTACCAAGGGGTTAAACCTAGTTGGTGTTGCTGGCTGTCTTCTCCAGAAATGGGAAAAGTTTAAGCGTCCTGTTGCGCTTGGTCTTGATGCAACTGCTTTCGATGCTCATGTTTCCGCCTCTTGGTTGAGATGGGAGCATTCCATTTATAATGGGATTTTTAAGGACGCTCGTTTGGCGGAACTCCTAACCTGGCAGATAGATAATCGCGGTAAGAGTTTTTGTCCAGATGGTAAACTTAGGTATCGTGTCAATGGTCGCAGGTTTTCTGGTGACATGAACACTGGCCTCGGCAATTGCCTCATCATGTGTGCTATGGTATATTCGTATGCCAAACACAAGGGGGTGACTGTCGAACTCGCCAACAATGGCGATGATTGTGTCGTGTTTATGGAGCAGGAGAACCTTGGGTGGTTTGTTGACGGTATGAAGGCGTGGTTTGAGGAACTTGGTTTTCGTCTCACTGCTGAACCTCCAGCTTATAATTTTGAGGCTATTGAGTTTTGCCAGATGCATCCGGTCTTAATTGGGGACCAATGGCGCATGGTGCGCACTCCCAAGGTTGCTTTTGAGAAGGACACTATGTGTACCCTCACAGTCACCGATGATGAGTATCTCTCGTGGCTTGCAGGTGTCTCAGATTGTGGTCTTGCTACCGCTTCTGGGGTGCCAGTTTTGCAGGAGTTTTACTTGAATCTTCGTTTGGCTGCAGGGTCACGCAGTGCACCGGAGCGCCTTGTGGAGTACACCGGTATGCGTCATTTGTCTCGTGGAATGACATCGAAAGTCGTGCCAGTCGATGATGCTAGCAGGTATTCCTTCTGGCTAGCATTCGGCGTGGACCCGGAGACCCAGATGGGTATTGAGGATGATCTTCGCAGGTGTCGATCAACCACAGTCCTTGATGGCTTCGTGCCTACATACTGGCCTTTAGATGTTTCCACACCATTGAATCATCCAAAATTATAAACAACCATGGCCAAAGGTAAATCGGGTTCAAAGCCCAACCATGTTTTTCGTGGCATTAGGGACCCTGTCGTTCTTGATGCCTCCACGGGGTCACCGACGTTGCAACCTTGCACAGCGGATGGCTCGGGAAACATCAGTATGGACCAGTCCATTAGTCCTCTTGGCGTCTCAGCGCCAGTGGGAACTGTATCGTCTGGTGGAGGCACAGTAACTTGGTCGTTCATTACGACTCAAGGTGCCAAGCATCCGTGGTTATACAACCAAGCTAGGAACTTTGGTCGGTTCCGGATTACGCGATATGTTCTCATTTTCGTTAGTAACCAGGGGGCCAATGTTACTGGGCAGGTTGCTATGACCTCCTCTACTGATATCACTGACACTGCTTCTGCCAATTGGGGTGCTTCCACCTCATCAGGGGGCAAGGTCTTTGATTTGTCTTCCGGTGCCAATCGTGAGTTGCGGCTCAATTGTGATGTTGACACCTCGTGGAAGAAGGTAACCAGTTTGTTGTTCGTCAAGACGGGGAATGCTCTTGTTACCACATCATCGGCTAACGATCTTGTGGTCACCAATTGGTTTTTCAACGTTTCTGGTGGACCGGCCAACCAGCCACTGGGTTCTCTTTACGCCGAATATGATGTTGAGTTTCGTGATCCCATTTCTTATGGCGTCAACGCTTAATTGTTTGTAATTTCTCTGTAATTCGTTTAAATGTCTCAGCAGTCGCCCACGCTGTTGCTCAACATAGTCCCAGGAGCGGGGACTTAGACACCAAAAACACTAAACCCTCCTTGGTTTACCTTTCTGAATCATGGTGGACGATGGCTGTTGTCACAACAACAGATCTCCGGAAGAAAATCTATGGTAGCATAGAGGGGTCTTCGCGGGAGCAGTCAG